CGTTTTTTAATTGCATCCATATTTAAATTAGGTTAAACAATCCCTATGATAAAAGGGGATAGCACCGAATACGAAATTCTTGAAGAAGCTTGTAAGACACTCGATACTGATGATCTTTTTACTGCAGAAATTGGAGTTAGAGAAGGACAAGGTTCTCAAATAATATTAAAAGAATTAATTGAAAAGAAGCATTGGCATATAGGTATAGATCCTTATGGTAATTTAGATTATCAACATTATGATAATTCTGATTCCTATACAGCTGATTACACCAACACCATGAAACAACAATTAATTAAAGATTTAGATTACCCAAATTTTACTTTGTATCAATTAGGTGATGATGAATTTATGAAACGTTTTGAAGATGGAGTTCCCATCTACAGGGATAAAAAAGAATTAAAAACTAATTATGATTTAGTTCACTTTGATGGCCCTCATAAAACAATAGATGTTATTAAAGAAGCTATATTCTTTGGTGAAAGATCTAAACCAGGTACGGTGTTCGTTTTCGATGATTATCCAAAATTTGATATGGATACTGTATTAAAAATTATAGTTAATCAATATGGTTTTATGTTATTAAAACAAGGTAAAAATAAAATTTCATTAAAGAGAAATTAATGGACTTAGATACAATATCTCTAATACAAAGAAGACTCAAAAAAAGAATTAATCAAATAAAAGACCAAGCGTTCTACGGAGTTGACACCATGGAGAAACTACAATATGCTAGAGGGCAAATCAGATCTTTAGAAGATCTGCAACAGGATCTTAAAGACCTGCTGTCAACAACGGAGTATGAAGATGAACAAGTCTACGGAAATACCGAAGAGGACTGACGCACTTCTTAACGCTTATAAAGCTAAAGAAGAAATTGAAACAGTCCTTGATCCAGAAGCGATCGACAAATCAACATTAGAAAGTCTACCAACACCAACTGGTTATAGAATTTTAGTATTACCATTTGCGGGCCCTAAAAAAACTAAAGGCGGTTTATGGCTTTCTGATACAACACAAGAAACAATACAAATGACTACCGTGTGTGGTCTTGTATTAAAAATGGGAGATCTTTGTTATCACGATAAAGAAAAATTTCCAAAAGGACCTTGGTGTAAACTAAATGAATGGGTTATTTTTAGTAGATACGCAGGTTCTAGATTCAAAATAGACGGAGGAGAAGTAAGAGTTTTAAATGACGATGAAGTTATTTCAACTATAAAAGATCCCAACGATATTTTGCACCATTACTAGGAGGACTAAATGGCAGACATACAAGAAAAAAATCCATCAGTAGAATTAGATACAGATGGTGTTAACGATCAAACAATAGAAGTAGAAACACCAACAGAATCAGGTTCTGAATTTGAAAAAAAAGAAGAAGTTGATTTAGGTTACACAGATGTTTCTGGCGGTAAAACTGCTAAAGAACTTTTACAAGAATCTAAAGAAGAAACCAAAGTCGCTGAACAAGAGGTAGATGTTAAAACTGAACCTGAAACAGAGGGTGAAGGTCTTCAAGATTATTCTGAAAAAGTTAAAAAAAGAATTTCTAAATTAACTTTTCAAATAAGAGAGGCTGAAAGAAGAGAGAAAGCTGCAGTTGAATACGCAAAAGGTATCAAGAATAAGTATGAGACAATTGAAAAAAAGTTTAATGAAACTGATTCAAACTATCTCAAGGAATACGGTTCTAGAGTAGATGCTGAACGAGAAAAAGTTAAAAACACATTGAAAGCTGCGTTAGAAGCTAACGATGTTGATGCAATAACAGAAGCTCAAGATTCTCTTTCAAGACTTTCAGTTGAAAAAGAAAAGGTTGCTTTAGCTCAAGCTGAAAAAGAAATAAAAGCTAAAAAAGCCGAAGAAGAAAAAACAGAAGAAATAGCATCACAACCTAGCCCTCAAATATCCACAAAAGCTCAAACTTGGGCTGAGGATAATGAATGGTTTGGCTCTGATAGAGTGTTAACCTCTGCCGCTATGGGTATCCATGAAGACCTAATACAGCAGGGAATTGACGCAGAGAGTGATGAATACTATAATCAAATAAACAAACGTATGAAGGAGTATTTTCCTCAAAAGTTTGCACAGAAAACTACAGAAGAAGTTACACCTATGAAGCAACCCGTCCAAAACGTAGGTTCAGTCAGTAGAAGATCTGGAGGACGCAAGTCTGTGAAACTCACCAAATCACAGGTAGTTATCGCTAAGAAATTAGGGGTGCCGCTAGAGGAATACGCAAAATACGTGAAGGAAGGAGCCTAATATGAATAAAGTAAAAACTTCACGCGAGTCTGAATCTAGAACTAAACTTTCTAGAAAGAAAGATTGGACTCCACCATCCAGTTTGGATGCGCCAGCGCCACCGCAGGGATATTCACATAGATGGATAAGAACCTCTGCAAACGGTTTTGAAGATCCAGGTAATGTATCTAAGAAACTTAGGGAAGGCTGGGAATTCGTGAAAGCCGAAACACTTTTAAGTGAAATTGGTGAACATGATTACCCAATCATCCATGAAGGCAAACACGCTGGTTTAGTCGGAATTGGTGGCCTTGTGTTGGCAAGGATACCGGAGGAGATATTGAAAAGTCGTGCTGAGTATTTTAGAAAAATAACTCAAGACAGAACAGACGCGGTTGATCGAGATCTTATGAAGGAGCAACACCCGGACATGCCTATTAATATTGATAGACAGTCTAGAGTTACCTTTGGTGGTAGTCGTAAAAAATAATTTTTTTGCATTACCTACTTTAGATAGCTTGGATAATATAAACATAACAGGAGAAAACAACTATGGCAAACGTAAGTGAAAAGTTCGGTCTAAGACCGTACAGGAAACTAGACGGAACACCATTAGTAGGAGCTCAAAACAGATACACAATTGCTAGTAACTATGGCACTGCAATTTTCCAAGGCGATTTGGTTGTACCAGTTGCTGCAGGAAATATTGAAAGACATACTGCTGGTACTAGTGATGCTGTTGTGGGCGTTTTTAACGGAGTGTTTTATACAGATCCAACTACTCAAAAGCCGACATACAAAAACTACTACCCTGGTTCAGTGGTAGCGAGCGACATTACTGCGTTCGTTGTTGATGATCCAGATGCTGTGTTTTTAATGGATGCTGATGAGGCTTTCACAAGAGCTGATCTGTATGCTAACTACTCTGTTACTAACACTACAGGTGTAACACAAACAGGAATATCAAAAGTACAATTAGATGTATCTGCTACAGGTACTGCATCTACATTTGTTGTACAAGCAATTGACATTTCACAGGACCCAGATAATTCTGATACTGCGACTTCAAATGCTAACATTCTTGTTAGAATCAACAATCACTTCTACAGAAGTGGTACAGGTATATAGGATAAAGGAGAATAACTATGGCCATTTCACGATCACAACTAGTCAAAGAACTAGAGCCAGGTTTGAATGCTTTATTCGGCCTGGAATATAGTAGATACGAAAATCAGCATGCTGAAATTTTCGCTACTGAAACATCTGACAGAGCTTTCGAAGAGGAAGTAATGTTAAGCGGTTTCGCTTCTGCACCAACTAAACAAGAAGGTGCTGGAGTAGTGTTCGATCAAGCAGGTGAAACTTTCACAGCTAGATACAACCACGAAACAATCGCTTTAGCATTTGCTATCACTGAAGAAGCGATCGAAGATAACCTATACGATAGACTTGCGGGCAGATACACAAGAGCTCTTGCAAGATCTATGGCAAATACGAAGCAAGTTAAAGCTGCAAACGTATTGAACAACGCGCAAATAACTACTGTTACTGGTGGTGATGGAGTATCGTTAATTAACAATGCTCACCCATTAGCAACTGGTGGAACTTTCTCGAATGTTCTTGCAACTGCTGCAGACCTTAACGAAACTTCACTTGAGCAATCATTGATTGACATTGCAGGATTTGTAGACGAAAGAGGTCTAAAAATTGCTGCCTCAGGTAGAAAAATGATAATTCCAAAAGAATTACAATTTACTGCTGAGAGAATCATGAAGTCTCCAATGAGAGTTGGAACTGCTGATAATGACATCAATGCCATCGGTTCAATGGGTATGGTACCAGAAGGTTACAGAGTTAATAACTTTTTAACTGACACTGATTCATACTTCTTGATGACTGACGTGCCTAACGGAATGAAAATGTTCGTTAGATCGCCAATCAAAACAGCGATGGAAGGTGACTTCGATACTGGTAACATGAGATTTAAAGCTAGAGAAAGATACTCTTTTGGATTCTCTGATCCAAGATGTATTTTTGGTAACGGAAACTTACCAACTAGTTAATAAATACTAACAGTATTAATTAGAAGGGGCGGTGTTTTACATCGCCCCTTTTTTTATGTATAATTCAAAGACCTAGATTAATTAATTTGTTATGTAGACTGACTAGGCAGACGGTATAGAGACTACATGGCGAAGGCTATACACAAAGGAGAATATTATGGCTAATACTACTTTTTCAGGACCAGTCCGATCGGAAAATGGTTTTGAATCAATCACAAAAAATGGAACAACAGGTGCTATCACAGTAGGTGCTACTTACGGAGCAACTATCACTGGTGGTGTTCAAGCTTTATCAGGTGCAGGTGCAGCTGATTTAACAAATCTAGTAACAGAACTTACAACTGGAGCAGGTGCTGCAGCAGTTACTTTAGCAGATGGAACAACTTCTGGACAAATTAAAATCATTAACATGA